CCCAACGCGTCCGCCACTCGGGCCGTCAATTCTTCCCAATACTCGCGCGTCGCAGGGTTGTACCCCTCCTGCACGATCTCGTTGTCGATGGCCTTGGTCAGTGCGCTGTCGCGGTCACGGCCCGACGGGTCGTACCATGAGTTGGCAGCCATCCACTCCTTGGCGTAGTTGACGACGGCAGGGTTGACCTGCGGCGACGCGCTCTGCTTGCGCGCTTCCTCAAACTGCTGACGCGCCTGCTGCAGTTGGTTTGTCTCAGCCATCGCCTGATCGCGGATACGCATTGCCGCAACGACGTCCTCGCCATTGCCAGCCTCAGTCGCCTTGGCGATGAAGTGCTCTGCCTGTTGGATGTCGCGCTGCGCCTTTGCCAAGCGCTCGTCGAGCGTCTGCGCATTGCTGTTCATCGCGTGCCCCTCAACGGACGACAGACGGCGAAGCATTTCTGCGTTCTGCTGTTCAAGGAGACGGATCTTCTCCTCGGCGGTCTCCCTAGCGCGGCGATGGATGTCGCGGCGACGTTGGCGACGCCGGTTGCGGCCAGTGCGCACCTCTTCGTCGTTGTCCTCGTCGCTCTCGGCCAGACGATCGTCTTCCTCGTCGTCATCGTCCTCGGACGTGTCGGCCTCGACTTTGCTGTCCTCCTCGTTCTCCTCGGGCGGGGTCTCGATGGGGATTAGCTCGTCGTCTTCTTTGAGTGTATTGTCAGTCATAAACCGGCTCCCTTCTGTGTAGCCTTATCGATCATATGAAGGCTTTGATGGTCAGCGGATCGCCGGTCACCTTGCCCACAAGATCGAGGTCGTTAAAAATTACCAGTAGCGCTTCATCTTCGCCATCGGTCGTCTTGACGGTCCAGCGGTCGCCGCCGTACTTTGGCACGCGCACGAAGTCGCCCGGCTTGCACCAGCTTCCTTCAGGCCACGGGTCCATTGTTGTACGGTTTTTGAACGCAAGTTCTCCCACCAAAATCACCTTCGCGATCTGGGTGTTCCACGCGTCCGTCTCGCGTGTCTCCGAAGTCAGGATGATCCCGCCCTTCGTCTTGGCCTTCGGCGTGCGGATCTGCACCAACACGCGGCTGCCAAATGGGTGTATGCCCGGCTCGCAAGGCGGGAATGCCTCGTCCACGCTGGCGTAACCGAAGTCTACTTTATTCGCTAATTCTTGCATGTGCGCTCCTTTATAAAAACCTGTCTTTCGTCTCCCTCTCGGCGACCATGTCGATAAGAGTTCGTTTCGCGTGCTCAAGCCCCGCGTACATGCCGACAGCCCGACCGTAGTCGAACAGCTCTCGGCCCGAGGGGTGCTCCAGCGCTTCCCGTGCAAGCCTTGCCTGCTCAGTCTCCAAGCGCTGGAGCAGCATTTCTATCTTCATGCTGGTGTCTTTTTACTACCAGTTACTGCGGTCTTTGGGTCCATTCCCATTTTCATGAGCTTGTGCATGTTGGTGTTATCGGCAGTGAAGCTGCCTTTGGCCTTGCCCTTGCTCAGTGCTGCGTCGTTCTTCATGTCGCTTCCTTCCTATGGTTGCGGGTTTATCCCAGTGCCGGTTGACACTGCGAAGTTCTCGCCGCTCTGGATCTCGGCCTGCGCCAATGCCATCGCGGTCTGATTGTCTTGCTGGTTCATGGCCATGCGGGCCTGAAGCTCGGCGGCCGTGCGTGCGTCTTCGGATTGCTGCTTCTGTTGCTCGATGGTGACCTTCGCCTGCAGCTCGGCCGCGCCCATTTGCGCGTCCATCTGCATCTTCTGGGCATCCATCTGCATTTGCTGAGCATCCATTTGCATGCGCGCGGCCTCCGTTTGCGCATCCATTTGTGCGCGCTGCGCGTCGGCCTGTTGCTCGGCCTGCATCTTCTGCTGATCGAGCTGCAGCTTCTGGCCCTCCAACGCCAGACGCGGGTCTTGCATCGGCGGCTGTTGGAATTGCTGCATGACTTGCTGCGCCTGTTGGATGATCTGCGGGATCTGCGCGAACAACTGGCCGCCCTCGGTCAACGCAGTTGTCGACGCCTCGGCCAACATGCGATCGAGCGCCTTGCGGCCCTCGACGTCCTTCGGCTCCATTTCGCGCATCAGGTCGCCGAGATCCTCGCCGCCCAGCGCATCGGTCGACACGTCGAATACGCTACTGGCGTACCACAGCGCGACGTGCTCCTTGATGTGGTTGAGGATGGCGGGGATGTACACCGGCGCGAAGACTGGGTTCATGCCGAACGTCGGCGACATCAGGTACGCAATGTGCGTCTGCAAGTGCGCCAGATGGTCTTGGTTCGGGAACGCGGTGACGGGCCGACCGAGTGACGCGGCGACGTTCTCGTTCACTGCGTTCTGCTCCGACGGCTCGACGGCTGGGTTGAGCAGCTCCTTCGCGTTCGGCACCTTCAGCGTCTCGAGGATGCGCTCCTCGACCTTGCGCATGTTGTACATGCCGGGGATGGCGGCGGCGCGCTGCGCCACTGCCTGCACCTGCGCGTAGCGCTGCGCCTCGGAGAAGATGTTCGGGTCGCTGACTGGCACAACGTCAAGGACGCCGTCGAAGTCTGCGCGTGTCGCCAGCTCCTCGCCTGCCTCCTTCTGCAGCTTCTCGTCGTCGAGATTGAAGCCGTTGAGCCGATCGAGGATGCGCAGCATGCGGCCCATTGCGTCATGCAGACGGCTGTGGATCGCGGAGTAGACGACTGCGCCTTGCTCCAGCTTGGCAAGCGTCGTGCCGACTGGTGCGTTGGGGTTGCCGTCGGCGATGTCTTCCATCGACGTGCGCACAACGCCCTTGGCCGCGTCGACCAAGAAGCCGAGCAGGCTGAACAGCACAGGCGAAGGCGGGTTGTACGGCAGCGGCATGGCCAGCTTGCGCACGTCGTCGACGTTCAGGCCGCCTTCGATCTCCTCGGTCTGGCCCGGCTGCAGCGACAGGCTCTGCCCGCCTGCCGTGCCGCCCTTGAGCTTGAGCATGGTCTGGCTGTTGCTGATGTGCGCACTGTCAAGCAGTGCACGCAGCGCGCCGGTGGCCGCGCCGCTCAGGCCGCCGATCATGTGCGGCAGGCCGATTGGGTACGCACCGCGCCACGGGATGAACGGGAACTCGACGAACCAGTACATCTCGTCGCGGGCCTCGTCTTCCTCGTCCCAGTTGCGATAAACTGCAAGTACCTTGCCCGTCGTCTTGTCGACGCTGACGATGTACGGCGCGTTGCCCTCGCCCTCCTCGACTTCCATCGTGACGTAGCACTCGTACACGATGCGCAGGCCGTCCTCGTTGTAGCTGGTGGCGTCGCGGCCCTCGATCTTGTCGTTGGCCTGTCCGGCCACGGACTGCTCGGGCTCCATGCTGGACGGCGCAAGGTCCACGTCGCGGTACATTCCGTCGCGTACGCGGTTTTCGTAGTCCAAACTGGTAATATATTGCACGTGGGTCTTGCGCTGCGCCGTGTAGAAGTTCGTCGCGGCGTAAGGCAGGAGCATGTCGTCGATCGGCACGAATAGGAACGTCGGCCGGTTGCGGGATGTGTCCCAGCCGAGCTTCAGGTACTGCGCGCCGCCGAGTGGCAGCTGCGTCATGAGCTGCTCGAGCTCGGCGCGTACCTCGGGGCACTGCACCGTCATCTGCCAGTTGAGCAGGCTCGTCTTGCGCTTCGCCTTGTCGACCTTGTCGCTCGTCGTCGGGCCGCTGATTGCGTCCTTGGCGGGGCCGCCTGACGGGAATATTTCCTTCATGGCGCGCGCCGCGAAGTCGACGCAGGCCTCGGTCATGACGGGGTGCACGACTTTCGACGCACCCTCGAACTGCGCGCCGCCGGGCGCGTCGTCGCCAAGCCCTGTGCGGCGCAGGCCGTCCTCGTACTGCTCGTCACGCTTCTTGCGTGCGTCCTTGTCCTTGCTGATCAGGTCGAGGAGCTGCGTCGACAGGCTGGCCAGCTCGTGCTCGGGCATGTCCTCGGCAAGGTTGGCGTAGAATTCGTTCTCGGCCTTCGGTGCGGCGTCGTCGCCGAAGCGCACGATCGCGCCGCCGTCCTCGGTGTCTTCGACCTCGTCGTCGTCAACGTCGGGCAGATCCACGTACTCGCCTTCGGGCATCTCGTCTTCGTCCATTGTATCGTCCTTCACTGGCTATACGGGTTTCTGTACACTTTTGGTGCAGGCCTGTCACCCTCGATGCGCTTCGGCGGCTTGGTTAGGCGCAGGAGGCCCTTGTCCATGAGGACGCGGATCGCCTGCGTGGTCTGGTCGACGTGGTCGTCGTGCTTGATGCTGCGCTCGCCGGTGAAGCTGCACAGCTGATGGATCACCGGCTCGCACCACGATCGTGGCTTGCCCGGCTTCTTGTCGCTTTCGGGCATCCAGACGCGGCGTTGGGCGAAGATGGGCGACGCAATGTGCAGTCGCGACAGCTTGTCTGCGCGTCCGGGGTTGTATGCGAAGGCCTGAATGCCCTCGCGATCGAGCATCTGGCGCAGCGATATGCCGCTGCCCTTGTCCTCGATCAGCAACAGGTCGGGCTTGCGCCCCGACGACAGCGGCTTGGCGCTGCCGAACATGGGCCTGATCATGGCCACGTCCTCGTCGTCGCCGTAGCGCACCTCGAGCTCTTTCTTGACGCGCTTCATCAGGTCGGGCAGGCCGAGATGGTCTTCCCAACAGTCGAGCAGGATGATGTGGCTCATCTCCTTGTAC